CGCAGCAGCCAATGTCAATGGCGTAGCGCAGTCGATGGGCGTTTTCTACTTAGACTCCAGTACCGGCAATTTTGGAAACTGGCCGCTTCACATCGGCGCTAGATCAGGCGCCACCCACCCATTCACCGGCAACCTCTACTCCCTCATCATCGCAGGCGCTCTGTACGCCCCGCTCACGGTGTTCCAAGCAGAGCACTGGGTTGCAGAGAAGACTGGCGTCACGCTGGGCACTCCCGGTGCTCCGGTCAACACCGTCGCCCCTGCAGTCACCGGCACCCCGTCCTCGGGTAACACGCTGACCTGCAGCCAGGGCACGTGGACGGGTGCAATCAGCTACGCGTACCAGTGGTATGACCAAGGCACTCCTATCGTAGGGGCAACAACCGCCACCTACGCACTGACCGATGCCAACAAGGGCTGGGTCATGTCCTGCACCGTGACAGCAACCAACGTGGCGGGCTCTACTGGCGCACCGTCTAACGTGGTCGAGGTGGCGCTGTTCCCGTACAGCGGAAGCTGGATCTACCAGACGCCCGCGACGGGTTCGGCCCCTGCGGCAAACTGCATTGTTCACGCCAGCAACCAACTGACCCGACTCAACGTCAGCACGACCAATGCTGCGGGGCAGTACGTGGACTTCGGACAGATGCGGACGGGCGACGTGATTACCATCAACGGACAGGCCTATATCGTGCAAGCAACTCCGACCATGTACGGTAGCTACGCCAGCATCCCCATCGACCCGACCACGCAGCAACCCGCTGCAACTTACACCATCACGGGGACACGGCCATGAGCAACTTCTCCGCTGCAATACTGGCCGCCGACATGCAGGCGGCAAACGACTGGCTCAACAACACCGAGCAAGACCCGACTCGCAAGAGCTTCGGCCCCAAGAACTTCAGCGTCCCAGCCTTCGCAGGCCCAACGCCGACGTATGCCCTGCTGCACTCCTGGGGCGACCCGGTGTTCGAAGCTGCCGTCACCTCCATCCCTGGCGTCATCATCCAGCAGGGCATCCCGATCCCGCCGCCTGAGCCGGGGCCGGTGACAAGCTACAACGAAGACCCCATCGCCATGACCAGCGCGGCTGCGGCCACGGCTGGGTGCGAGTGGGGCAACGATGCCAAGCCCCTTGAAGGGGTCGTCACGCCCGGCCTGTACCGTGATGACCTGAACGTGCTGTGGTGGGTGATCCAGACCTACGACACGGCCATCTACCCGGACCCGGCGGTGATCCCGGCGCTGATCCGCCTCGCCAAGATTCCCGGCGAGGCGCTGCCGTGGGTGCAGCCCCTTGACCAGTATGACGCCTACAAGCTGGTGAATCCTTTCACAGGCGCTGGGGACCGCTGCACCCATAATGGGGATACGTGGTACGTTACCCAGGCAGATGGCGCGGGGAACAACGTCTGGGAGCCTGGCGTCTATGGGTGGACTGTCGAAGGCGAGACCCCCCTCGACTACATCACCTACAACGCAGACCCCGTTTTCTACAACGGACAAGGAGTGACCAATGGCTGAACTGAGGACCGTTCTCACCGACGAGGACATCGTACCCCGCCGCTTCACCGGCACCTTCACCGGGGCGCTGACCAAGGCAAAGATCGTTGCCGCCCTTGGCCCGGCTGCCCCGCTGGCTCGCAATACCAGCTTTGTGGTGGAGAACGCGACCAAGGCCTGGTTTGTCTTGTACGACAAGGTCGCGGACCAGTACTGGTTCGAAGAGCTAACCAAGGCGGCGTGATGCGCCCTGTCGTGCTGCTCCTGTTCGTCCTTGCTGGATGCAGCAGCGGGGTCAAGCACGAATCGCGGCAGCTCACCTGCATCGGCTTTTGCGCGGAGACCACTGTCAAGCACAATACGCCCAGAACCGCCTGCGAAGGAGAGTGCCCTGGCGAGCCTCCGCAGGTTTCAGAACCCCTAACGCCAGGGCAAGCAAAACCAAGGAACCCCAAATGACCCCCATTTTTGAGCATAACGCTATGGACTTCGAACAGTCTCGTGAGCACGCGGGAGACGACAAACTGTTTGTCGTATTCTATCGGTCAACGGAACTGAACGAGCAGAAATCCGTTGAAGCGGGTCGTCCTGTCCACGACGATATCGAACTGGTAAAGATCATTATCCCTGGTCAGCGGGATTCTGTCGTCTCCAAGGCGACCCCTGACTACCAGCTTCGGTTCCCGAAGCAGTGGGCCCAGTTCAAGGCTAACACAACGCAATTGGGGTCTGGCACTCCCCTTAAGGAAGTGTCATTTGTTACGTTGGCCCAGGCTGCTGATCTGGCGGCTATGAACGTACACACCGTCGAGCAGCTTGCCGGTATGGCGGACTCCCAGGCGCACTCCTTCATGGGCTTCCAATCGTTGAAGCAGCGCGCAGCGAGCTACTTGGAGAACGCGGCGGGCAACGCCCCGCTGGTCAAGATGCAAGCTGAACTGGAAAGTCGGGATGCCAAGATTGCGGAACTTGAGGCATCCGTAGCGGCTTTGGTAGCTGCTAGCAAGCAAACTACAGCGAAGGCGCCCACTAAGGCATAAGGGGACGTCATGGCACGCTACTGGACTGCTCTACAGGTTCTGAATCAAGTCGCAGGGGAACTGGGACTGAATCAGCAACCCACTATCGTGGGCCTGGAGAGCGTCCAGGCCATCCAACTTCTGGCCCTTCTCAATTCGTCGGGCAACGAGCTGATGCTCTACTACCCTTGGGAACAATTCCATAAGGAATGGGTGTTCGATACGGAAGTCGACAAGGGCGAGTACGAACTGCCGGATGACTGGAACTACGCTGTCGACCAGACACAGTGGGACCGCACAGACCACTGGCCTCTGTTGGGACCCAAATCGGCTCAAGAGTGGGCGTGGCTCAAGGGGGGTCTGCTCTCTGCCGCCCCCCGTCTTCGCTTTCGCATCGTGAACAACCTGTTCAAGCTGTGGCCGATCCCCAGCACTACCACGTCACCGTCGCAGTATACCTTGGCGCAGGAATATATCAGTAAGAATTGGTTGATTACCACACCCCCCACGGCGCCTGCGTACCCATCTAATATGATCCAGTACGATGCCGATGTACTGCTTTACGAGCCGTGGTTGCTGGTCAAATACGTCAAGTTTAAGTTCTATGAGCTTAAGGGGTTTGACGTAAGTGGGGTGCAGAGCGACTTTATGCGCATCTTTAATACCTTGACGGGTAAAGACGTTGGTGCCCCTATCCTGTCCCTGAATCCGCAGACTATGAGTCAGTATCTCGGCCCATGGTCTGTTCCTGACGGCAGTTGGAATGTAGGCCAGCCATGACATTTCTACCCAGCCGCGTCCCTGCGGTATTTAAGTACAAGACCGTTCCGGCTCCCACTGGGGGTCTGAACGCACGGGACTCTTTGGCTAATATGCCAGAGACAGACGCTCTTGTACTTAATAATTGGTGGCCGCAACCCTACGGGTTACAGGTTCGCCCTGGGTACGAGTGGTGGACTACCGGGCTTCCTGGGGCAGTCAATACGCTTGCTAGTTGGTCCGACGTTAATGGTACAACTAAGCTATTCGCATGGGCGGGCACAGCGACGGACGGGTTTGGGGTGTACGATGTTTCGACCCGTATGCTTACCACCGACCCCCCGTTAGTGGCGGCAATAGATGGGCTTTCCAACTCTCGCTGGTACCATACGCAGATGTCTAATTCTGCCGGTAACTTCTTGATTGCAGTAAATGGAGCTGACGCAGGTATTGTTTACGAGTCAACTGGGGCCGTAAGAATACTGTATGCCGCTGTGCCCCCGGCCCCTCCAACGCCGTTGGTTGACAATACATGGTACGGTCTGGATTCTTCAGAAGTTATTTGTATTACCACCCATCAGAAGCGGTTATGGGCAGTGAAGAAGGACTCGTCCCTGGGCTGGTTCCTTGCCCCCAACGCTCTTTGGGGCGAGTGGAAATCATTTGACTTTGGCCCCCTATTTTCCATGGGCGGCTATATTGCTTTCATAACCACGTGGACTATTGACGACGGCAACGGTGCGGAGGATCACCTTGTTATTATGTCGTCTGAAGGTCAGGTAGCAGTGTACGGCGGTACTGACCCGGAAGACGATACAAAATGGCAATTGGTAGGACTGTACTTTGCCGGTGCCCCCGCCAGCGGGCGTAGGGGGTACTACAAGGTTGGTGGAGATATGATCCTGCTTACCCAGCGTGGTCTCGTATCTATGGCGGCTTTGTTGGTATCTACCAAAGTCAACGAACCGAGTACCGGCCTGAAGTCTGAGAAGGTTCAGTTGCTCATATCTACCTTGCTCTCAGATACGGCTAATCAAGTTGATTGGGAACTCTACTTCAACGCTTCGTTGAATATGTTTCTGATCAATATACCCTCCCCTGTACTCGGGGGCAATCGTCAACTGGCGTGTAATCTAGTTACGTCCGCATCCCCATGGACCTACTTCGTCAACGTTGACGCGGTCACGTGGGCAACCTACGACAATTATGCATACTTCTCAGACTATGAGGGTCGGGTATGCCGCTTCTGGGTGGGTAACAAGGACGCGGTTCATTTAGATAACACTGGCGGGCTTGAGGTCAAGACTGAGGTACAGCAAGCCTACAACTACCTAGGTGTGATGGCGGTCCAGAAGCAAGTAGGTATGTACCGTCCCACGTTTATCACCTCGGACGATATCACGTTTGGTAGCCGTATTGAGTACGACTTCCAAGTCAGACCGGTTGCTGTCCCATCCTCCCCTATTCCCAACGCTGTCGATACTGCCCTATGGGATACGGCACTATGGGATCAAGGACGGTGGGGCGGTGGAGTTATAACAGACCGTAGATGGGTAATGGCGGAGGGTATAGGTTCTGCCGCATCGTTGCGGATGGCTATGCAGAGCCAATGTGAGGTTACGTGGGTGGGTACAGACTATTCGTTTCGCGTGGGAGGTCTCTTGTGATTGAGACCGCAGACCAGTCTAGATTACGGGATTGGTTGTGCGAGAGAATAGGGTATGTACCGTCCCCCCATATGTACTGCATTGGTAACGTATCGAATGGTAAGATTCTTGGGGTGGTAGGGTACGACGGTTGGAATGGGGCTAGTGTACAGATGCATTCAGCTGGAGAGGGTAACTGGTTGACCAGAACCTTTCTTAAGTTTGTGTTCTGGTACCCATTCGAACAGGAGGGTATGAAGATTGTAATAGGGTCTGTCCCCTCCGGGAATACCCTAGCTATAAAATTTAACCTTCATGTGGGTTTTAAGGTAGAATACGTTATTGAGGATGCCCACCCCGACGGTGCCCTGGTTGTTATGACCATGAGGCGAGGGGAGTGTCGATTTTTACAAAGGAATCGTTATGGGTAAGAAATCAAAGCCGCCAGCGGCGCCAGACTACGCTAAACTGGCCCAACAGACAGCGGACAGCGCCAACGCTGCAGCAAAAGCAACCACTATTGCGAATCGTCCCGACGTTACCACGGCACAGGGATCGTCTAAGTGGACCCAAAACCCTGACGGTACGTGGGCCAACGTACAGACCCTCAACCCGGTAGATCAGCAACGGCTGGACTCTACCCGTCAGCTTCAGCAGGGTCAGGTGAACGCTGCTCAGGGGCTTCTGGGTCAAGCCCAGAATTCTATGGGCTCCCCATTAGATACCAGCGGAATGACAGCCTGGGGATCCAATCCTACCTCGTCAAACTTTGGGGCTGTCCAGGAAGTCCAAGACGCTATGATGGGGCGGTTGCGCCCCGATCTGGACCGTGCTCGCGCATCCGAAGTACAGCGGTTGGCCAACCAAGGCATTACTGAGGGGTCTGATGCCTTCCAACGAGCTATGGAACGCCGTGACCGGGCGGATACTGACGCCTCAATGCAGGCCCTTATTGGGGCAATGGGGGAACAGAATACGCTGTTCAACCAAGGCATCGCTGGCAACCAAGCCGCAGATCGCCAACGCATGCAGCAGTACGGTGAGGCTATAGATACCCGCGACTTGCCCATGCAAGAGATGCTCAAGATGCAGCAAGCTGGGGGCCAGGTTACTCCCAATCTTGCTATGCCGGGGTTTATGTCAGCTACCAACGGTCAGGGTGTGGACTACTCTGGCGCGGCCCAGAACCAGTACCAAGCGGCTATGAACGACTATAATGCCAAACAGGCTCAGTCGGGCGGTATGCTTAAAGGTCTCATGAGCGTTGGTGGTACTCTTTTGGGTGGACCATTAGGCGGGGCGCTTGGTAGTGCTCTAGGGGGCGCCATGGGTGGTACAGGAGCATCTACGGGTTCGTCCAACTTTGCGGGTGGTCTGGTCAACCGTATGGGGTGGTAACATGGCTGAAGTATTTAACCCCAGTATGGACATCCCCTCGTTTGAGGAGCAGAATGTCGCGCTGGCCCGTCAGCAGAAACTGGCGGACTTCCTACGCAAGCAGGCTGCGGCCACCAAATCTCCTGAGGGTCAAATGGTCGGGGGTCAGTATATCCGCCCCCATTTTCTACAGGAGCTTGCCCCCATTATCGGCAATATGAATGCTGACTGGGCTGAGAACAAAGCGGGTCAAATGGAGCAGAATAACACTGCTCGAATGCTGGCTGCTGCCAACCAGTGGGAAAGCCAAATGCCCCAGCCCGTACCGGGCACACCTGGCGTAGCGGCTACCCCCTTCGGCAGTCGGGATACGCCCCAGCAGGACGCGGTTCAAGCTACCCCGGAAGTCCCTGTTACACGTCAACAGGCGCTTAAGTACACGATGCAGGGGTTGCGTAACCCGATGACCAAAGACGCCGCTATCCTGTACAACAAGGGGTTCAGTGATGATCTGACCCGCGAGGATAACCAACTTCATCGTCGAGAAACGCTACAAGCTACGCTGGCTCAGCAGCGCGAACTGAAGCTAGAGCAGTTGCGTAATCAGGAGCTTGACGCCCAACGCCGCAGCGAAGATCAACGGGCGTCTATTGAACAACGTCGTGAGGCGGCAGCTGAGGCTGCGCAAGCTCGTCGTGACGTAGCCGCTATTATGGCTGCGGCGAGTCAAGCCAACGCTGCCCTACGCGCAGATAAGCCCAAGGAACTGAAGAACGTACCGGCAACTATGGCGAAGGCTTACGTCGACAATGAGTCGTCTATCAAGCAGATTGACGATACCATCGCGGCAGTAAAGGCTAACCCCAAAGCATTTGGTCTGAGCAGAATTGGCCCCAACGACCTCAACGAATTGGTTGACAAGAAGGGGATTGACGCCCGTTCCAAGGTTGCTCAAGTGGGGTCTATCCGCAGACACGAGATTTCTGGTGCCGCGGTCACTGTGGCAGAAGACAAGAAACTTGCTCCCTGGTTGCCTGCTGTTTACCACTCTCCTGAGTCAATCATAACCAAACTGAAGAACATCAGGTCGGATTTGACGAGTACACAAGACAGCATTGACGCTACCGTGGAGAGTCAGGGCTACAAGCCACTGCGTAACGTCGGTGAGACCGCACCACCACCGGCAGTGGGCGGTCTCACACCCGCTGAGGCGAAAGAACTTGCTGATCTGAAGGCGAGGTTAGGCAAATGACCCCACGCGAAGAACTTGAGGCGCTTCGTCGTCTTGCCGAGTTGGAGGACAAAGCTACAGGTAAGACTGCACCCAAGAAACCTGCGGAACCTGACACGTTTGACCAGAAGATTCGCGCAGAAGCTGCCGCACCTGGTGGGGTTATGGTCAACTTGGGGGCAGGCATCAATAACGTAGTCCAGGGGGTCAAGCAACTCGCTGGTCGGGGCGAAACTGACGCTCAGATTGACGAGCGTCGGGCAATGAACGACAGGGCCTCAGGTGACACGCTTGGGAACAAACTTATCCAGGGCGTCGGGGAAATGCTCCCCACGTTGGTAATCCCGGGGGTGGGCATTGGTGGCGGGGCCGTTAAAGCCGCATTACCACGAGCCCTAGGAGCAGCGGCGGAAATCGCGCCGGGGGTAGGTACGCGAGTTTTGTCTAAAAAGGCTATGGCGGTGGGGGCCGGAGCTGGCGCCGGGCAAACTCTGCTTAACCCCACGAAATCTGACGAAAGCATCGCTGTTCCGGCAGCTATAGGGGGTGTGGTAGGGGGTGTCCTCCCCGGTCTTGGTCACCTAGCGGGTAAGGTCTACGACCGCTTTTCAGCCGCCCCGAACGCTACAGCGGTTAGGGCGTGGAACGCTCTGCGTAACAAGCTCGGCGGGGAAGAAATGGGCCGCGTTAGTGAGGCTGTTGTATCCCCCCATAACGCTACTCTACCGAGTATGACTACAGCAGCTATTGCCGATAGCGCCCCAGTAGCAGCTTTGGAACGTGGAGCTCGTGAGGCCACCTCCAACGTACGCAATGTTGTTGACCTTCCCAGAAACCAGGCAGCGTTTGAGCGTATAATGACCAATACTGTGGACCCTGACGCCGCAAGATTATTGCGTACAGAGACCACCCAGAACGTGCAGAACGCTAACCAGGTCATGAAAAAGCCGACCAGCGTTGGGGCTATGAGGGCGTCGCTTCAAGGTCTGGAAGCCGATCTGGCTAAAATTACCAAGTCTGACGAGTTTGCGGTCAATCGTTCTGTCCGGGATGCCGTAGCCAAGGTTGAGCAAGCGTTGGTGGACCCCAATATCAACCCAGCTAGGTTGAGTCTACTGGTCGAGGAACTTCACCCCCTAAACGAGAAGGCGGGGGCAGCATTTGGTCCACGTATTACAGACTTGCAAAACCGCATCCGGGAAGCGGTTGAGGCCTCTACTGGCGGTATGCAGTCCTTCAAACAGGGGGTGCTACAGTCGGATCAGCAGTCTGTCGATGCAGCCGTCGCCGCTGCTGCTCTGCGCGGTAAGTTTATGTCCCCAGAGGGTATCCCCCAGGGCAAACGTATTGGAGACACACCGGTAATCACGGATCAAGGTCTGCGCAGCGCTATGGGGCCTGATCTTGACCCAGCAGTACGGGACGAAATGAACGTGTTGTCGGATGCTCTACGCCGCTCTGAGCTTCATTTGCCAGCGAATAGTCCTGGACCCAGCGGTCTGGATCTAACCCAGCCGTTGTCTGTACTTAGCACAGGTAGTCAGAACCCGCTTCGTTGGATCCCAGGGGTTCCAGGGTTGTCTCAAAGGACTACCGGCAGGGCCAATGAGGCTACAACCAAAGTAGCTAATAACATGCTTCTTCGTCCTGAAGAATGGATAAATGTTGAGAACGCTCTAAAATACTTGCGGTCAAAACCGTTAAGTGCGTCAGAGAAAGTGGGTCAGAGCGCCCTTAATTGGCCTGGTCAATACCTGGGCACTAAACTTGGAGAGGATTGATCATGCCACGCGATAGTTCTGGGGTGTACCGCCTTCCCGCAGGTAATCCTGTTGTTCCCGATACAATTATTGAATCGGAATGGGCCAATACTACAATGAACGACATCGCAGCTGCGTTGACCGCGTCTATTCCGGTCAACGGGGCTGTTCCTATGACCGGCCCACTTACGCTGTCCGCTACCCCCATTACAGGGGCAAAACAGGCGGTCACCAAAGAGTACGTGGACAAGTTTGTCTCATACGCCACCGGTATGCCGGTCGGGTCCATTGCCCCCTATGCTGGCCCCGGCTCTCCGACTGGTTGGCTGAAGTGCAACGGGCAAGTGGTGAACCGCAATGCATACCCCGACCTGTTCGCAGCGATTGGTACGACCTACGGCGCGGGAGATGGGGTGACCACGTTCAGCGTCCCCGATCTGCGCGCAGAGTTCATTCGCGGGTTCACCGCCGGGCACACGCTCGGTACGAAGTACCCGTGGCTGACCGGCGCGCATACTCACGGCGTTTCGGACCCCTTGCACTCGCATTCCACTGTCTCGCATAGGCACAGCTTCACCTCCGCGCCGCACACCCACGGTGTTACCGACCCCGGGCACATTCACGGGCTGCCATTTGACGGGATGAACGGCACGTCCCCTGGCGCGGGTTCGTTCGCCGTTGGCTCTTCCGTGCAGACTCCAGTGTCTGCCAGCGCCACAGGCATCAGCATCGACAGTTCTGCGACCGCCGGTAGCACGGACTACGACGCGCCAAGTACCAATGCCAGTGCCACCGGCATTTCCATCAACGCCAACAGCGGGGTGGAAACTGTGCCGCAGCACATGGCGATGGACTATTACATCAAAGCGGTGCAGGATTCCAGCGGCACGCCAACGACTAGTGGTACCCGGTTCCTTGGGTTCTTCAGCGCCGCGTCGGGGGACCTGCCGCAGGTGGTGTACCCATCGTTCACGTTTGAGTCCGGCGACTTCTACGAGATTAGTGCGCCAGGCAACTTGTTCGTGTACGACCCTGACACACAAACTGGGGCTACTATTGCGGTAGCCGTCGGCGACACTATCACGTGGGTCACTGGCGCCACTAGCCCCGAAGGCTGGTACCACGTTGTTGCGGCATCCGCTGCCACTACTGCATCTGCGGTGACGTTTATCCCTACCGGCACCATCGGCGCGACCAATGTGCAGGCTGCTATTGCGGAAGTGGCGCTGGAGGCCAACCGTGGGATGGACCTCACGAGTGTCAAGGATTACGGTGCTGTGGGCGACGGGGTGGCCGATGACACTGCGGCGATCCAAGCGGCGATCAACGCCCTGCAGAACACCACGGGCGGGCAAGTGTGGCTCCCCCCTGGCGATTACAAGATTACCAGCAACCTGCTAATCTCGTGGCCCACTGTTGGCGGCAAGGTCCGCAAGACTACGCTCGTGGGCTCAGGCGTGGACGTGTCGCGCATCCTCGACTACCGCACAGGCGACCCGGTAGGTGGTGCGCTGTCCATCGACTTCTCCGCATGGGGGACGGGTGGTATCGATAGCAGGTACTTCACCCTTGACGTCGGCAACTTCTCCATCGTCAAGATGGTGAATGCGACCACTGTTGATCCGGGCACCGGGGCCTACACGCTGGGCACCGGCAACGGGCTATACATCAACATGGTTGTGTTCACCGGACAGATCCGCAACATCAGCCTGCATGGCTACTACAACTCGGTGAAGGCCATCGACAGCCTGAACGCTTCGTATAGGTCGCTCTATGCATTCGGGTGCTTTGTTGGCATCGACTCCGCACCGGGGGTATTCAGCCAACCGAATATCCTGAACGTGGACAAGAGCACCTTCGCAGCCTGTGCTAGCTGGGGCGTGCTGACCACCGATGGTAGCCCCGTCAACGTCACGAACTGCACGTTCCAGTCGTGCGGTCGTATGGGGTTCACATCAGGTGCGCTGGGGTACTCCGGCGGCAGCATCTACACCGTCGGGATGAACGTCTCGGGGTGCTACTTCGAGCACAACAGGGGCTCCGCAGACATCCTGTTGCTGGACCCCTCTGGAGTGAATGGCGCTGTTACCAATACCATTACCGGGTGCATGTTCATGCGGCTGGACAGCGCGTTCTACACGACGAACTGTATCAACGTCTACAGTAGCTCCACCACGTCGCGGGTGACTGCCAACGTCATTGGGTGCGGCTTCTCGCAGGACGGGTCGTACGTTGCCAGTGCCTCGCGCAAGTACATTGCTGCATCAGGAGACACAACAGGAATTCTTATTCCTGCGATGGGCAACCTCTATGAAAATGCGACGGAGGTGCCAACTGCAACCGCAGAGGTGGTCCCCATGAAGAATAGCGGTGTACAACAATTGGGTGGCGTACGCAAAACTAGTGCAAGTGCCCCAACTACGTTAGGTGCCCCGTTTATCAATGTAATTGACTACGACGCGAATGCATACCTTACTCCAGTCGGCATCACGAACAACGTGACCGCTGGAACAATCACACTATCCAAGGCCGGAAACTACGATCTGACTGCAAACTTGTTGGTAACTTACGCCGCCGACAACACTGCCAACCGTGCGTTTGGTACAAGGGTGATTGACACGGTTGACTTGTCCGTCGTAGCTAGTACAACAGTCTACGCTGCGCAGTACACAAACGGTACGTCTGTCGGGTTTGGAATACCAGTAACCATTGGTGCCGGGCGCGTAGGGCATCCACTGGTTATGCAAGTCGGTAACGGCAATGCCTTTACCAACTTCGTAGTTGGCGCTGCTACCTTATCTGCTACTTCGGTCGGGGCGATTTAGACCGGGTTACCAGCCCCCTTTCCAGGGGGTTATTCACGCGGTTTTAGCCCCCTTCTCGCCGGGTAGGTAGGGGGGTAGCCCGAACGAAAAAAGCCCCGTATAGGGGCTTTTACAGTTGCTCGGTACTTCTATGGTTTAGGTCCTGCGTACCACCGCACTTCCCCTATAATCACTACAGCCCGGCCAGTCTTTCCGCCCATTACTTTAGTGAATACCTTATTGCGGTGAATCATTCCACGTTTAGCCATGGTAGCAAGACGAGTTTGGAGCCTGTTTATATGTACTCCAGTGAATTCTTCTATCTCTCTGGTGGTCATACCAGGTTGTAGTACGAGCCTATTGTAGACTTGTAACCGAAACTCTTCAATCTCTTGGTTTGCGGTTTTGATACCTAACAATGCCCCATAGGGATTGCTACCCACCCACACAGTCTTGGGGACGTAACTCATACCGGCCACCATTCGATGAGGATGAGGGCGACGGCAGCAGCAGCAGCATCGCCATCAAGTTGCAGTGTTATGTTGCTCATCTTCTCTCCTTGGTTACGGGCGATTACGCCCAACAAATCATTCGGCTCGGACCCCTTCTGGTCCGAGCAATGTGGCGTTAAACAGCAGCACGCAGCGGCAGTTTGATTTCGGTCATGGTGTTTCCTTCCGCATGTGGTCAATCGTGTCGTCCAGTAGCTCAAGCGATGGACAGATTGCGCCAAGCCTTGTATGCTTTTTCGGGCTGACAACAACGGCAATAGGGCCCTCATTCCAGTGCTGCTTACGTAGCCATTTATATCTTTCCGCATCAACCCGCAGGCGTTCAATTTCCGCAGCCTGCGCGTCAATGTGGGCAAGGACTTCGACCATCACATCCTGATCCGTCGCGTCGCTGTACTTGTCCTCCGCGTCCCAGGACTCCGCCAATGTCGTGGCGGTGCGCCATTCATTGAGCGCCGCACGGATAGCTTCAATCTCTTTCATGTCTGATCCTCCATAGGGATGGGGCCGTACCAGCGGCCCTCTATCTCAAGATTCATAGCCAAAGCCACGGGGTCGGTTACCTCAAACGCTTGCATGTTTCCTGTGTACGCCTGCTGGCACATCCACAACCCCGGAACCGTTGGCGCATAGTGCCAAGCTGGGGCTGTTTGCGCAGGTACATACAGCATCCACCCTTCGCCGGGCGTGTAGCCGTCCATTGCTTTCACAACGGATTCGGTGTCTTTGTATCGCCAGAGTGCGGTCATGGCTGCGGCACTCCCAGAATGCTGCGAACTAGCGCCTCATACTGGCTACGTTCCACGTCCCAATCGGTCACACACAGCATGAGCTGCTGCACTTCCGCCTCGGTGTGATTTATGAGTCCACGCAGGCGTTCAATTTCCGCAGCTTGCGCGTCAATGTGGTCGATGATTGCCTGCATGGCGACGGGATTGCAGGCGGCGATCAGTCGTGCGTCGTTTTCTATGTTTTCACCTGAAACTTCCGCACAAGGAATGACAAAGCCAAACGACTGGTCGTCGTCTGTGCTAGTTGGGCCTACGCCAAATTTGTTGTCGGCATACCACGGTCCCGGCGTTGGCCCTGCGGAGAGGGCTTGCTTGATAGCTTCAATCTCTTTCATGGCGTACCTCCAGACACCAAAATCAGCGCGTTGTTGTGCATCTCAGCGGCCTCCAATGTTAAATGACAGATGCCGTGTGCGAGCCAGCGTTGGTCGTAAACATCATTTACCCAAATCGACGTCCAAGGACTTGTGTTGAGGCTCGCAATCCAATATTTCGTACCCTCTTTAGGCGCTACGCGCAGTGGTTCAGGCACGTCCAGCTCCCCGATGCGGATCGTGCGTAACTTGCGGCGGACTTGCCATTTTTCTGGATTCGACAGGAGAGAATCCGCAGCGCAAACCTCTGCCGAGTCCCAACTATCCCAGTACATAAATTTGCACTCAAAGTTCTTCAGCGGTTCACCATTCGCAAGAGCGCGCAGAAACTCTGCATGTGGATGTGGTGTGGTCATTCCGCCTCCCGGATGTAGTTGCCAAGGCGGCTGATCAGCCCGTCGTTGTACGACGCTTGCGCGGCATAGAACTCCGCGTGCTGCATGGCCGCGAGGTAGTCTCGCTTCGCCTGCTCCAGGTCGCGCACAGCAATCTCAAGAGCGGTAGGCTTACGGAAGTGTGCAAGAAGTTGTTTAAGCATGATGGTTCCTTATCTGTCTTGGTTGATATATCCGGCGGTGGCACCTTCTGCCTCGCCCTCTTCGATGATTTCAATGTACTTCTGAAGAACATGGGCAGCTTTCTTCAAATCTTGAAGCCCGTTCTTGTTCTTGTGTCTCATGACGTACTTCGTAATCTGTCCCTGGAAGTAGTCCAGGTTATGGAAGCGAACGATGTCCCAATGCTCTTGGGCGCGAGGGTCGTGCTTCTTGTAGTGGTCACCCCCGACCTGCGTATCATTAGCTTTGACTGTGGTAGGGGATTTCATATAGGGTTCAGATGCTAGGGAGCGCGGCATGGGAAGCTACTTTCTGATAGAGTTGACGTGCGGATTCCGTTGGGAATCCCATTTTTCCGAGGTATGCTAGGCCCCGGTAGCGAATGGGGGTGAATAGACGATTCCCCATTAGAATCTCGCGGCTGGAGAACATGACTAGTTCAAGCATATCGGCCCACTTGAGCAGTTTGGCCTCTGATTCAGTGAGCTCCATGCTCAGTCCTTGCTCTTCATTGAAGTCATCCTCAACAGCTTTCAAGGCTTTGTCCAACTTCGGGTACGCCCACTTAACTGGGGCCGGTACATCTCCTGAGGATACCTCAGCCAGATCGTGAAACGCGGCCACCCTGAGAAGTTGAACGGAAGGGGTACATATCTGGAGCAAAATAGTGATGACCCCCCAAGAGTGATCCGCTACCGTCTGAGTCTGGATGGTACGCATCGTATGCCACCGTTTGACAGCCCCAGCGTCGTATAGTTCGCGTGGATGTTTCATTGTTCCCACCTCTTAACTAGCCATTGTACACAGGCGATAGACCAGTCTTCTGCCTCAATATCCCTGGCAAATTGACGGGCCTTGTAGTAGTCTCCGTTTTTATGCGCTCTCCAGGACTGGTACATAGGAATGGCTACGGAGGCGATGTAGCTACTCTTTGTAGCGAACGCGGACCCAACTATAGATTTGGGGTTAAGAACCCACTCGCAGAACTTTTCACAAGCGTACAAGAATCCTGCAGCAGTATCCGTGGTCCCGTTAAGCAGGGGCAACGGTTCGATATGGGTGTAATGGTCAATGTACTCTGTAGATCGCTCTTCCAGAAGGTGCTTGTGCAAGTCGTACATATGCCAGTCGTTGCTAAACTGGTAGTACGTACCTACTTTGAATCCCGCAGCTAGGGCAATGAACTCGTGGAGCATCGAAAGATGTACAGCGTTGGCCCCATAGCACCCCCAGATGATGTCGTTAGATCGGTTGTTGACCGTCATATTCAGACGATCTTTGTCGGGTGAGAAGTAGATGGACGTGTTACAGGGAACGTCCCTGGTACCAGCCACGACAGCCTCAATATCCCGTCGTGTGTCCCACATACTGATGACTGCGCGGCGTGTGGTCGGGTCGTGACACAGAATGGCGATGATCCAGGCAAGTTGATCCATACCGAACCAGTGGCGCCAGCGGTAGCCGTAAACCCCGCGTAAGATGACCCCATCATCGCTGAACTGTCCGATGGTAGAGTTAAACTTGGACACGAATTCAATGTCCTGACGTCCAGCCAGCATCCAGATAGCTTCCATAAAGTGGAAGTATGGGTTAGCATCCCGTTTGGTGTCAAATAGCACCCGTTCCGTGGGGTGGGTGTACTCTGTCATAACTGGACCCGGAGCCCGTTGAGCCCCACCGTTACGTGTAGAGTACGGCTGACCCACGGAGTTCATAAGCCAGAGCGCGTCGTTGTAGGCCTGATTGATCCCCCTCGCTCTAATGATGTTCACGGTTGTACTCCTTCAGAAGTTGTTTGAGTTCAGCTTTGATACGGGCGGCTTCTACACCGCGCCACTGGGCCATATTGTCCAGGGCGTAGGCTACGATCCTGTCGCCATATTCCAGCCCATACATATCTGATACCTTGCTCATCGAGAGCATGGCCCGGACGTAGGGAAGGCTGTGTACGACATAGCCTGGACGGGGCTTAGTGCGGTCAAAAATCACTGACGACCACAGCGTGAGAATCTCAGCTGCGATCTTATTCAGTGGACGGGGGGTTTCCATGAGCTTTCCTTTCAGGGTTGGGGAGCCTCTATTATAGCCCGGTTACGAGCCTCGTAGTAAGGAATCGTATGCTACAGCAGATAATCGTACCGGGCGTGGAATCGGACTAGTCGCTGATGGCGATTCCCAGGCCCTGGCAAGGTCTTTTAGCCGACTTTTAGGCCGGTTAGGGGGGTAGTAGCCTAGAGGGTCTATAACCCGTCTTAGGCCGGTATCCCATATACTTTGCGCGGTAGTATTTATTGAACTCGCAGAGGCAGTTCTGCGTATTCTGTGCACAAAGATTCAGGCCTGTCTCTTCTTGTATCAATTCACGTACAAGAGCCACTTCGTCAATGAACTGCTTATCCTTGATAGTTGCCGTTATGGGGCGCCCATTAAGGATATTCAAACCTATAGTGGAGCCGGGGCCAACGCCACACCATGTCCACCAATCAGGGGCTAGGGCAAGTCGGTACGTCCTCTTGAGGTCAGCTATAACTTGAGCGCTGAGAAAAGACCCAACTCCAGGGGATTTGATCTTCTCAACTGCCGTGGACAACTTTTCGCTGAAGCTCACAGGATTGCTCTGCAGCTTTGAGTGTACCCCGTCGAGCACCCGAGCGATGATTGTTTCCTTGTCTTCCCCGCCGGCAGAGTACCCACCAGTGATCATATAGGCGCTGGTCCACACTTTGGTTCCGTCTTCCTTGAGATCGCGGATCACCTCAATGAAGTGGTCGGGGTCCCATACGTCAGGGTAGCCTATGGCTTCCAGGGTAGTGGGTAGGTTAACCATACGGGCTAAGGTCAGCGCGAATGGAAGTGAGTTCATGTGCTGGTTGGGTATGGACCAGTTATCGTGAATCCACTTCGTCACAGTGTCGTCGTTGCGGTTTACGTTACAAAACCTGTACGCCCCCATAATGGGGTCATTAGTCCATGGGCGCGGGTAGCCAGCCTCTTTCTTGAGGCGGATTTCCTCACGCTCTGTAATCCAGTAGATTAACTCGTATTCGTGCTGCATCACAGAAGTCCCAGTATTTGTACGGGCAAATCTCCCCCGTGCATCAGGTCAATCGTCTTATGCCCCATACTGGCTACCCGCTTGCGCAAACGGGCAATAGTAGTATGCTTGTCGCGAGTCAATTGAGGATTAAACTTGTTTGTTGACCCCTGGGCCAGCCGACGGGCTTCCACCCTTTCTAGACAAATTTCAATGGGGGTGTCAAGAAAGGCGTATACGTAGTCCTGACCCCATTGGAGTGAATGGGTCCCCATCGCACCGTAGTAGGTGGACTGAAGTAGCCCCTCAAAGACTACGTGACCCTTGCGAGCATACTTCTCCAATAGTTCCATGACGGTCTTGGCCGAACTGATCGTGTCCATACCCCCGCAGTTGTTCTCATAAGAACCCAGCACAAAGATGTGGCGCTCGGTGAGACCAATCAGTTCGTAAGCCTCAATACGCTTGGATTCGTTGAGGATAGCAACTGGGGAAGAGAAGCGTCCCATAAGCTGGCGCACCGCGGTGGTCTTACCGGCACCAGAGCATCCGTGAATTTTGATAATGGTCATAGTTAGACCCCCACTGGTGAGAACAGATAGTAGCCAGCCCCGCCACCAATGGTGTGCTTTACGAGTTGGTAGCCGTAGGTTTCCCGCATATACTCATCGAACAACTCTGGGTAGTTGTCGCGAGTAACTTGCCTGTCAAACCGGGCCTGATAGATAGGCCAGTGGTTCGCAAGATGGATCCAGTAGTACCCCACGTCAGCGATGTACCAGTACTTCGGGCGTGCGTCAGCGATGCGCTTCAGAAGATCGGCACGCCGTGGTTCCCGCCACATCTTGGGAATGGTATTGTTCGAGAACTCGCAGATAACCAGGTCGTGGTCGATCACGCGTGGGGTGTACATGTCATCGTTGTAGAAGACCAGCCCTGGAGGGTTAAACGTGGCGAACAACGGCTCGCAGGACTTATCCAGCTCTACCGCTTCCCACGACCAGGGTCTCAATTGGGTCCAAAGGGAACGGGCGATTAGTCCGATACCCCCACAATACTCCAGAACCGTCATCCCTTTGGGCAGATCTTTGAGAAGATCATAGACGCAGTTGAGGTACGTCTCAGTCTGCTTCTTGTTCTTCACCGCGTAGTAGAGGGGGTGACCCCCATCCAGCAGCTTTGGGTCGGCCACTACCCCCTCGGGAATGTCCATGGAAATATCCATGTGGGCCAGATTCAGCTTTACAGTTTTCATACGAGTGCATTTTCCAGAATTGAGGCGTTCATGTATTCCCAGTACCGGCGCGGTGACTTCTTTTCTGGGAGAGGTGTCGGGGACATGCGGGGGGTTTCGTAGTGCACGTCAATGTACTTCCCGTTCGGCTTTACATCGTACACCGTAGCGATGAAGCTGAACTTTGCCCACTTATCGTTAAACGATATGGCAATGTCATCGCCAATTTCTATTGGCGTTGATACGGTTTTGTCCATTTCAATGAGAGAACCCCTGCCGGTCGTGAGGGGCAAGTTCTCTGTCTTAAAGGTGAATATATGTACAAGTTGCTTCATTTTACTCTTTCGGTTATTGCGGTGGAGGGGTTTCTTCACCATCAGGGATACGGGCGGGTATGGACCCCAACTTCTCCATTGCGGAGGTTGAGCCGTGTTTGTACCGTCCGGGGGCGCCAAACTTCTCGTGGTGGATTTCGAGAAGGTCCATGCCGTAGTTCCAAAGCATTTCATAGTTTGCTTTGGATTCGCTTGCCCAGAGTACCCATTTATCAGACCGTGGGTAGGGCTTATGCGCCGTGAACCGAAGGCAGACAGCCGTCAGTACACAGGAGATGTGAATGGGGATGCCCGTAAGGTCTTCCATGGGCATAGCCCGCAAGTCATCCATGGTGTACTCAGGATTGAGGTAAATGATGATCGGTTTCATAGCTCTATTATAACCCGGTTTTAACTGTAGTAGTCGATTAACGCTTGATCTAGATTGCCCTGCTCAGCGTCTTTGTCGGTCAACCCTTGAATGACGATATGGTCGTTGGTCCAACGGGACATGATAACGTGTACCTTGACGAAATCTGCTTCCTGACCTTGCCGCCATACTCGGGCGATAGCCTGAAGCCAAAGCTCAAGATCCCATGTTACACCAAACCAACAGATGTCGGAGCATGACCCCTGTAGGTTCAGCCCATGCCCTGCCGATCTGGGATGTCCCACTAGCATTGATATCTTGCCAGCATTGAAGTCCCGAATGATCTTGTTAATGTCTTTCGCTCCAGAGATCATTACCGCCTTGGGAAACCTCTCAGCTATGCGTCGGGCGTCTTCGATGAACTCGTACATAACAAGAAGGGGACGACCCTGCATGGATTCTACAAGGTCTTCAAGAGCATCCAGTTTAGCGTCGTGTATAACGTGTGCCTTCCCAGGCGTATCTTGCGAGTACAGGAATCCGTTGGACATCTGACGTAATTTGATCCCCAACGAGGCTGCGCTCAGGGCCTTGACCTTCTCTGTCTTCAGAGCTAGTATGAAGTCCCTTTCCAATACTTGATACTGATCCATTGCCTTATTAGGTAGGTCCACGTATATCTGGTTGAAGATCAGCTCGGGCATTTCGAGGTGGTCTTTGGCCCGCATACGGAGCAGTACACCACCTACCCGTTTGTAGATATGTTCGGCGGCTCCAGGATTCATTATATATGCGTAGGCCACGCGGGGATGAGGTGACATATACATCTGACGGAAGTGGGTGATGTACTCTCCCAAGGCTGCTCCAAAGTCTAGTATATACACCTGACCGAATAGCCCCTCCAGACCGTTGGGGGCAGGAGTACCCGTCAGAATTACCCTACGCTTGAAGTATTTTAGCAGGGGCTTGAGATACTTGAACCGTTGAGTCGATGGGTCGGCAAATCTGGTAGACTCGTCAATGACTAGCATATCGAATCCCCACTTGTTCTCCACCGCCCCGTGTAGAGCAGTCGTCACCTTGCCGGGATTAAGCACCTTGTAGAGCGACTCAGGATTAATGGTATAGATGTCGTACCCCCTCTTGAGAAGAGTATCCCGTGTGGTATCGTCTTTCTCAGTCAGGTCGCAGACCGTTAGGTGGTTGAAGTCTTCCCACTTCGAAGCCTCTGACGCCCACACGTTCTTGGCTACGCGAAGGGGGGCGACAACCAGCACACGCTTAATCTGGTCCTGCTCCAGAAGAATGGAGGCCATAGCCAACGTAGTCGATGTCTTGCCCAGGCCGGGGTCGAGCATGAGACCAGCACCCGGTCGGGCCAGCGCAAACTCCAGTGCCTCAAGCTGGTACGAACGGGGTGACCAGGGTATTGCTTTTGACATATTTGGACCAGTCTTGTTTTGGAGGGAGTAACCGACACATCTCAGGAAAGTCCTTCATTTGCTCGTGCTTCTCGTCAATGTCGTCCCCCAGAGTATGTGTACCCGTGAGGTAGTAACCCTTGATCATACAGAGAATGGTTTCGGCCTCAGGGTAGCCGCAGTTGCGGGACGGATTACCTTGAGCCGGAAGATGGCTAATGGCGTCGGTAACATCCTGAACTACTTGAGCCAGCGTCTTATCCGGCCATACGATAGCCGCACACTTCCGGGGTTCGTCAGGCATGCCCTTCAGCACAGACCCCATGTCGATCTGTACCGGGCGCTCCAAGCAGCGGTCTAGTATATCCATTGCTTTCCAGATGAAGTACGGACCAATCTGACAACCCTTGAAGCCAGTCTCTACCCTCCAAGTAAGCTGCTTTAGGGTGGGTACAGATAGACGATCCCAAAATTGAATCGGGGTACCAAAGTGTCTCATCTGACGTATAGCTATACGGCCTTTGTCCCCACGGAAATGTCTGCGCTCGGTCCCCCTACTGGTTTGGTCATACGTATCGCTGACGTACTCCCAGAACGAGTTGTTGTCCGTTGCGTACATTGCTTTAGCTGCTTCGCCCGCATCGTAGAACATGAAGAAATGGAGGGCATAGCGTTCACGTTCTCCCTCGTCAAGTTTGTAGATCATGTCGTACATGGGGTCGAGGTCGCCCGTTAGTACTGTGTGCTGGGCGAAATCTTGCCAGCTATTGATGTTGATTATCGACATATATTTTCCATCCAGAAAGAAGAACTTTGGCGGCATTGAGGTCGTCGCATACTGTGACGTCAAAGCCATCGGCCGTGAGCGTATCAATTGTGTCTTGTTGAAGTGGTGTGGGTTTCTCCCCCTTTTGCTTGAATTCGATCATAAAGATGTGCCCGCGGTACATGAATGTACGGTCAGGCCACGAGCGCTGGTTAATGATAGCCAATTTATGGGCTTTGATACCCAGGCTGGCAGCGTAACTTACAGCTGCTAGCTCTATCTTGGACTCTAATATACGCATGGTCCGCCATTCTCTTTCTTGTACGAGCACCACCGGCAGGCTGAGCCGGGGTTGGGCGCCAGTATATCGTCGGTCATCATTCGTTGAGCCTTGTCCTCCCATACCTTGATCATCTTGGGGAGCATAGCCCGGATAATGCTGCCGTCCATCCCCTCAAACCCGTCGTCCATGTAGATAGCGCTGGTCGCTACTCGTTTGGCTTCGGGATAGCGGAGCAGCCCCATAATGCCGTAGAGTTCAAGCTGACCCCTATGGGAGTCATACATACGACCCGACTTGTAATCCTTGACGTGTAGAGTTTCTCCGTCAAGGAAGTGGACGTCAATAATAGACTTGACCCATGCCTTATTGGGGTCATCGGTCGGTTCCCAGTTCTTGTCGAGCAGCCAGACCTCTTCTGTCTTTGCTTTCTGGGCCTTCAACGTCTCCATAAGGGGGCCAATTTTCTTGATCTCTGCCGGGCAGAAGTTGATCTTGCCGTTGACGTAGTCCTCCGCCATGGCGTGCATACGGGTTCCACGAGCCATCGCAGCACTAGAGGGCCATGGGAGATTATCGATGTAGCTGTATTTCCACTTGGAAGGACACTCTTCGTAGGTGGAAATGCTGGAATACGACCACCGGGCAGGTCGCTTGATATCAGATTCACTCATTTAGGCTCTCCATTTCGTGCCAATTCTGACCCTGCTCGATTTCAACAATAAATGGAACGTCAAAATCAGGTAGACCCTCCATCGACTGCGCCAGTGCGATGCACTCGTCCCGCAGTAATTCAGGTTTGACGCTGATCACGTTCTCGTCATGGACGGTCATGAGAAACTTACCAGCGTGGGGCTTCTCATGGTATTCTATGATTGATTGTTTAGTCTGGTCTGCGGCAGTTCCTTGAATGAGGTGGTTAACAAGTTTGTAATTGAAAGTCCAGCTGGAGCCGTCAGCGTTGATCTTTGGGGTCTGTACAGGGATGATACGACCTCCCCACGTCTTAACCTGCGATCGTGACTCCACAGACCGCTGGAAGTCTGCTAGGCCGACCATAGCCTTGAGGTAGCCGTTCTTGATCTTGCGCCCCTCGTCCATTGGAACCCCAAGCTGTATGGATAGGGCGGATACCCCGGCGCCATAAATCAGCGAAAATCCGGTGATCTTAGCCTGCTTACGCTTTATCGAGAGGTGGGCCACTTCTTGTACCAACCGAGCGGCGACCTCATGGAAGTCTGCGCGGGGGTCGTTATTGTAAATCTCAGCGGCTTTGCCTTCCGCGAAGTGGGCTAGTATCCTCATCTCCTGGCCGTTATAATCTGCCGCCACAAGCACTTCCCCTTCCTCTGGAAGTATGTATACGCGCATGTACGGGAGGGGGAGGAACCCGGCCAGTATTCCACTATAATTGAATTCAAACTCGGTAGGTACATTCTGTAAGTTTGGGTTTGAGCACGAGAGGCGCCCAGTACGTGTCCCGTAGTCGTCTCCACGAACAGAGTTCCAAGACGGATGTAATCTGCCGTCACGCTCAGATAGGGACAACCAGGGACGCATGAAAGTCCCGAGTAGGGTCTTGAGAGCGCCACGGTATTTGAGCAGATCGAGTAATTGGGGGTCATCTTTAATTGCCTCTTCCAGAGCGTCTTGAGAAGTAGATGTCCGTCCAGTAGGTGTTAGCCGCAACGTGTACCCAGCCGCCACGAGAGCCTTAGCTACCTGGGCTGGTGTATCAATGTCTACGTCGCCCAATCTTGTACGAATGGCCCCCTCGCACTGTAGTAGCATCGTCTCGTACAGGGGTAGGTCGTTGGCCAGTCGTTCCCGGTCTACCCGAACGCCTCTGAATTCTGCATCGTACAGTATTGGGGCCAGCTTAATCTCGCGTTCGTATGCCCCTAACATGTTACGTTGGACGATAATAGGGTAGAGGTGGGTGAACATCTTCTCCGTGCGCTCGGTATCCCCATCGGCGTACTTCCCCACTAGTTTGCCTGGTGCTTTGCTAATATGCGCCCCCCAGCTTTTGGAATTGTACGGTACGACCCCGTTAGCCATTAGCCAGTCTCGTACCGCTGTCTGCTCGTCGGGTGGCATACCAAGGATACGCTCACTTGAGGGCTTCAGGGATACTGTGGAGGCAAGGGGGTCGAACAGGTAGATCAGATACATCGTATCGTGCCACGTCTTCGGCCACTGGAAGCCCCAGTGCTCCATAGCGACACCGATGTCGAACTTGCCGTGGTGGAAGATCAACTCTTGATCCCAATACCGAGCGAGTTCAGTACGCGCCTGCTCTTCCGTACAATTGTTCTCGGTAGGATGTCCCCACGCGAGGTAGTGGCCGGGGGCGCCCATCGGCCTTATGGACACCCCTACGGGCCTGGGGGACAGACCTGATCCAGAGACGATAGCCTCTGTTTCAAAGTCAATTGTTACGAACATTGAGGTCCTCCTGCGCCATGAGCTTGGAGAGAGCGATCATCTTAGCGACTTCAGTGAAGTAACTGACGGGTACGCCCACCAGTTCGCAGTACGACTTAGAGTTGATCTTGTCCACTTCCTCTGCGTGTTGCAGCGTTCGTAGGTGGAACATAGCTGTTTTCTGCAAGTCTTCTGCCGCATCAGCGACATCCTTGCGTATGGACTCGACGAGTTCAGGGTTCATGAGAATTCCTCCGGTGTTGGTAAACCCTATTATAAACGAAAAAGGCCCCCAACGGGAGCCTTTTCGAGTGATTAGAGGGGTTAGAACTTGCTCTTACCACCCTTTGCCGGGGCCGGTTCCGCCTCATCGTCAGACGGGTACGGCTGGAACATCTGAGATTTAATGGAAACGTGCTTGTTGTACAGTGCCTCCATAGTCTCGTCCCCCTGGATTTTGTCCAGGATAGTCCAGTGCACCTGAAACAGCGAAGTGGGGTGGGGCTTTACCGACAGTCGTGCTTTGACGCCGAAGGGGTGCACATCAAGTACTTTAGTGCACTGATTCACGAACTGCGAGAAGTTCTTGATGCTGGTCACTGGAATCTTGCACATGATCACGTTAGCCTTTTTAATGGCTTCCGGCCCCTTGGCGATATCATCAGCCGCCATAATAGCGATGCGTCGGCTGTTCTTACACGCCTTCCCACGTCCCCCGTCAGGGTCCGAACCCCACTCATTATGGGGACAACAGCCCTCCTGACCCGAGATACCACATTTAGTGGATTGGGGCTCTTCACACCCTTCCATGGGGGCAAGGTCTTCCTCAACGCGTCCCAATGCGTAGCACATCGGGGAAGTCGTCTTGGCTGGGTTGTACTTCTCACGGAAGATGCCGTTCTCAAGCAGGAAGTCGATGACGACCACGTCGAGCGAGTTGCCCGGAATGGCGTTATCGTCGTAGGTCATGTTCCCGCCCTTGAAGGAGAGGAACCCACCCTTGGGAGCTTCAGAGGCTGCGGCCTGCTGGGTCACCGCGGCCATCTTCTCTTTCCAGGTCTGGATGTCGTACTTGGGCTTGCCGGCTTCGACAACGTTGTCTTTGGTAGTCATGATACTTGTTACCCGATCTTGGTTACGGTTATGGAGTCTTTGGTGGTTTTATCCACCCCAGGGAGAGTAACACCGGCGTCCCAACGGAGCTTGACGGCGCTTTCAGTGACCCGCTTTTGGAGCAGATCAACAGAACCAGTTGTCTTGACGAATTCAAGGAACGCGGGCCAATCTGTGACCAGCGACGCGACCTTGACGGTACGACTGATATGGACCCCATCAATTACCAATTGAGTGAGATTCTTGTCGTGGAGTTCTTTAGTGATCTCATACATGAGATCGTCTTCCTCTTGCTTGAGGGAGTCAACCTGCTTCTGCAGGGCCAAGCGATCAGCGCGCTTGGTATAGTAGTCTGAGTAAATGGACATCTTTGTTACGTGTTACGGGTTACTGGAAAGCCCCTAGGAGACGTCTTTAGCGTTCCCCTAGGGGTAGCCCTTACCGGGTACGGGAAACGCCTAGGAGGGCGGTTTCCGGCCCGGCGCGGGGCGGGTTAGCGGCGGCCCTTACGACGCGCCGGAGCGGGTTCCTCCGCAGCCGGGGCATCTTTGGTGGGGGCATCTGCCGCAGCTGCTTCTTCACCCTCGGTGTTCGGGGGGATGGAGTCATCAGCAGCGGCCTCGCCTTCAGCTGCATCCTTCTTGGGTCGCTTGGGGACGTAGTAAGATTTGCGCACCTCGACCTCATCCCGGAAAACATAGCCCTCGGGGAAGTCAACAGTGAGCTCAGCGTCGGCGTCCACGCGACCAGCGAAGTAGAAGCTGTCGTTGTTCACCATCACGTACACGTAAGAGTTTCCACGACCGGCAGTGATTGCCGCTTTGCAGTCCTCGCCGTTGACCTTGACGTTGAATGTGTTGGCCTTAACCGGGAACGCATAGCGCAGCAGCGGCTGCTCGGTGCCGTCGGCAAACTTGACCGTCAGCGCAGGGCGACGAACAGCAGGAGTCTTGGTGGGGGTGGCTTCGACAGCAACTTCGGATTCAGTGTTGACGTCGTTGGTGGTTTCTTGATCGCTCATGATTTCAGTTTCCTATCTTATGCCTTGCGGCGAGTGGTACCTACACCAGCGGGATTGCCGGGGTAGGGGTCTATTATACCCCGACCATTGTAGGTGGAGTATAAATTTCGTTTGCTCTAGCGGATCAGCCAGAGAGCAAAGTTGATCATCAGAGTAATGGACGCGATCACCAGAATAAGGTGACCCAGCAGCCCGACAAAGTACGCCATGATTACTCCCCAGCGTCCGAAGTGATCTGATCTTCAGGGGCAGCAGGGTTGGCCTCGCCGTCACATACGAGTTTGTAGATCGGCTGGGGCTTGCCCTCGGTCATCCCAACGATAACCCGCTCGCAGGTCTTGGAGTCAGAGACGATCTTAGCGGTGAGGGTAACCAAAGTGGTAACCCGGCGACCTTCTGCGTCTTCGGGGGAGTAGAAGTAGTAGCTGAACGTCTTGGAGAAATCAGCAGCATTCTCCGTCATTGAGTTCGACTCGGGGTTCATAAACTCCAGCGAAGTCAAAATGCCCTCCAGCCGCGTATCCTTGAAGCCTTCGAGTTTGTTTACGCGGATATTGACGTACAGCTCAGCCCCGGATACGAAGGTGTAAACATCGACCGTATCGCTCTTCCACGACATAAAGGTCTTGATCATGTTCCGGGTCGAAGCCTTGGAGAGGTGGGCGCGTACCGTTCGGGCACGTTTGATAATAGATTCAATATCGTCGTTGAGGCTTCGCAGCTCGTAGTTGACTGTCGTGTCGAGTGGAGTAGCAGTAGAGGCGGTCATGATATGCTTTCGTTACAAGTTACAGGGAGTTTCATTCCCCTCCGGTGGGGCTAGACGTATTATAGGCTGAAACGGGGTGACGTCTAGATAAATCGTCTGGTATCGTATGGGAGCATATAATACCGCTTCCTATGAGTAAAGTAACAGTTTATAATAGATACGGGCAGCGACACCACTTTAGACAAAAGAAAGCCCCCACCTTTAGAGTGGGGGCTTCTAAATGGGTCTTTCGAGTGGCAACTGCGATACCCAGAAGTAACAAGTACAAAGTAACTCGTAACGTAATATCCCGTAACTCATCACCCATCCAAGCACCGTCACTTCGGGTTCTATTATACCCGAAAGCGACGGAATCAGTAAACCTTTTTCGACTGCTTTCGTATGTCAATTTCTATTGTATCAAATCCCTTTGAAGAACTTGTACAAACATTCTCCAAGCGCGGAATAACCCCTGACGAGGTCAGACAATTGGGTCTACGGGTAGTGCCGTGGACTACAATGGTTGAAGAGACCCGCGTCACGATCCTACCTAAGTCACAGGCCGAGCGTATTCAATACTTCGATCTCATGGGCCTACCCATGACGTTCGATAATGGTCACGTTGGGGTCCGATTCCGTCGCAATATTCCAGAGGGGAAGAAACCAAAGTATCTGGGGCCAGTGGGAGCAAAGGGGTCTATTGCTTATTTGCCCCACCTTGATACTATCCCCGAGTGGTCTGACGTTGCTAAAGACCCCACGATGCCTGTCGTTATAGTGGAGGGGGAGTACAAAGCTATAGCACTTTGTAAGATAGGCATCCCCACGGTAGCGTTGGGGGGAGTCTACAGCTTCCGCAACGCTCGCAAGACTACGCTGGCCCGCCCGCTGGACCAATTTGTTATGGAGGGGCGCAAGGTTGTTATCTGCTATGACGCCGATGACGCTAGCACGAAGGAAGAACCCCTCAAGCCTTATGTTCGTAAGGCGATGGAATCCCTAGGGATGGAGTTGCGTAAGCTCGGGGCAGAGCCTGTCGTATGGTCCCTCGCGCGGACGCGCATATATCTTCCGGGGACAAAACTGGGGGTCGATGATTTTCTAGCAGCCGATGGGGATATTGAAGATCTCATTGCTACAGAGACCCCGTTCGAGTGCGACCCCCAACTTACCGAAATGATGGACACCTACGCCATCTACACCGGTACGCGGGAGCATATCTTGAACCTGAAGACGGGGGCTACTCACAGCTTGCCGGGCTTTATGAACGTCGTCACCGCAGACAAAATGGTCGAGACGGAGGAAGGGAAGGTCATACGTGTGGCTACCCGATTCATGCAGAGCAAGGAACGCCCGTGGTTCGATAAGTACATCTTCGACCCGAATAGAGTAATGGGATTTGATCGCGAAGCCCATACCTACAACTCATGGGATGGGTGGGATACCGTAGGGGTGCGTGACGTGGCGTGGGAAGATGTCTACAAGCGGTTCATGCAGAAGATGTGCGGAGAGCATTGGGAGTTCGTTGTCTCGTGGTTCGCTCATATTGTTCAAAAGCCGGGGGAGAAGACAACGATAGCTCTGGTCTGTACGTCAACGGTCAACGGGTCGGGTAAGAGCATGATGGGAGAGATTCATGGCGCTCTGCTAGGGGGGCGGTACATCAATACCCCGCTGGAGCGTATATGCGACACGAAGTTCAACGGCCAGCTGGAAGGGAAGATGCTAGCACATAGCGATGAGGCTGGGGCGTTTTACTCAGGGCTGGAGGGGACGCTCAAAGACGTAGTGAGTAATAACGTCATTACCATCGAGAACAAAGGTCAAGAGCCAAAGACGGTGGGGAACTATATGCGAGTGTTCATCACCACGAATAATCGTCGTCCGATGAGACTTGACGCGAATAACCGTCGCATGTTTATCTGGTCTCCTCCGGTGACCCAAGCAGAGGCGAAGGGAGAGTGGGGTCAATTGGTAGCCGATGCCGACGAGGGGGTCAAGGGTCTTAAAAGTGGTGAGGGGCGGGAGGCCCTTATGTATCTGCTGATGAACTGGGATTTGAGCGGGTGGGACCCGACCAAGCCTGTTCCAGTTACTGACGAGATGATGGATCTTGTCGACGCTAGTCCAACGCAGAACGAATCGGTAGGGATGGAATTGTACGAAGAACTAGTGGCTATGGAGAAGCGATGGTTCTGGGTGGACCCAGCAACATCCCGTAAGAGTCGTGTGGTATTCCACGATCTGACCCGACTCGTCAAGGAGGGTGGGGGCCAGAAGCTCAAGGCCTCCATCCGCCGGGGGGAGAAGATTGTTAAGGGGCATATCTATGTTATGAAAGCTGGAACTTTCAAAACTAGAATTGACGAGAGCGATGGATCGTATTGCTTAGCCGCATACCAAGTCGAGGCCAAAGATCTGGCCATTAGTGGCGTAGAAGTCGAGCAGTTGTATACTAGTCTCGTCGAGGGCATTAAGGGCTCGATGAAGTACTGATTCTAGTTGAAAATCACCGTAGAAACGGGTGGTTAATGAAATTAGCAGGCACACATGGGCTGAAGGGGCCGCATATGGGCTCATTAGTTACCTTTTAGTTACCTGGTGGGCGAGTACCAGGTAACGCGATCTTCTATAGGGGGAGTTACCTGGGTTACCTGGGTTACCTACAAAATTTAGTTTAAGCGTACCTAGGACCGGAGGGGCTTCAATAATTTTCCGATATAGCCCACCAGGTAACTAGGTATCGTTAGGTAACGTAATGAGGTATAGGGGGCCATTAAACAGCCAGGTAACGTCAGGTAAAGATCATAAAAACCCATAAAAACCCACGAAAACCGCCAATTCAGCACACCCACCTGCTGCTGCCCCCTCGGCCCAGAAACCACGTGTCACAGCACCAATTTGCTATTGTATTCACCCCCATTTACCACGTTCAATTGCTACGGTGAACGCCCCATAAAGGCACTTTCGAGCAACCAAGCACAGTACACATGGGTGTGATGTGACCCCACCACACATACACCATGGGGTATGTGGCATACACCATGGGGTACATGGCATACACCATGGGGTATGTGGTAGGGAAAGTCCCTAGTAAATTTAGAATGCTCCACCTAAAATAATTCGCTTGAACAAGGGTTTTCAGCTTATAATAACCTCGGTGCGGATAGTTTCAGAATGTCCTGAAACACCGTCACCATGGAGAAAATCATGTCCTACTTGTTCTTGGCTAACGCATCCCTCGAAATCACCACCGCTGCCGGCGTAGCGAAAGCGTATGACGTCAAGGTGCGCTTCTACAAGATCGTCCCCAAGCGCGCCCCGAGCGGCCTGCTTACGGTCGATGGCGGCAACGCCACGGAGTTCAGGCTCACCCGTGGCGCTGGCCTGGGTAGCGTCCCTAAGGCATATGTGTACTTCATGTATGGCGACAAGACAGCCTACGCAGAGCTGAGCGACGAGGCATACGCAGCCATCGTGGGGTCCACAGTCAAGGTGACCACGGTCAAGGCAGTGGCTGCTGAGCCTGCCCCGGAGCCAACCGAGCCTGCCGCCCCCGCAGCTGCTGAGCCAGCGCCTGCGGTCAAGGCCGCGCGCAAGGTGCGCCACGTCAGGGCATAACCCGCTCAGGCCCAGACGGGCCTGCTGAGCCCCTGCGCCGACCATGGCCCAGGGGCTTTGTCGTGCCCACGCAGCACACTTGGGTGCTGGGCAGCATGTTTGTTGTGCTCCGAGCGAAGCGAGGCTTGTAAGGGGCTGTTTAAAGTGGTGATTTGTGAGAAATGAGGCGGGTGGGGTGGGGCTTCGGCGGGGCTGGACCACGACTTAGACCTGGCAGGTTTTTACACATTTACGTTGAGAGCTGAGTATCTCAGTATATTTCCACACATTTTTACGCATTCTCATAGTCATTCCTGTGATTATTCGCCTATCTAGGTACGCGGACCTCCCCGACTTTTGCCCGTAGTCCGTATGACTCCCCATTAAAATGCTTTGTTGCCCCCGTCAGGGGACAAAAGAAATTTGCCTTTACTTCCCCTATCCGCAGGGGGTATAATCCGCTGTATGACCCCCACCGCCGTCACATCACAACAGATTGCTGTTGATGACCCCCCTTCGGACCTTCAGCAGTTGGCCAACGAGCTTGTCTCTGACGATGCTAAAATGGCCTTTTATACGGCTGTTTGCGACCAGAAGGACTTGACGGACCTCCAGAAGCTCATGGAGCAGGGGTTGTTCGGCAAGAAGCTACCCCAGCCCCTCAAGGGGCAGAAAGCTGCTAATGCCTTCCAGCAGGCATTTGAACTCATCGGGGGTGTACCCCGACTGGCCTTGTGGGCGGATAAAAACCCGTCAGCATTTTTTGCCCTGTACTCAAAGATGATCCCGTCAACGATCAAAGCTGAGGTGGATACTACGCTGCGGATTGAGCTGAAGTATTCTAATCCAGCCTTTAATCAGCAGGATGCTATTAATGCTGCCCCGTCAGGGGTGGCTTTCAATCAACAAGTTATTGACGTCGCGGAGACTGTCGATGCCAAGCAATGACCTGACCCAGTATCGTGGACCGTTCCTCAAGTCCGCTGACTCCCAGCCCAATATGCACCCGCTCGCGGCGGCTCTGAGAGGAGTACTGGACCAGGAGGAGCCTGGGTCTGTCCTTGACCCCCAGACGCAATCAAATAAGTCGATAAACAACGCGACTAATATTTCTTCCCTCGTGAGCAATCTCATCCCGTCCAAAGGGGCAATGGGCCTTGCTGGTACGTTTATTGGCCCCAAAGCGAGAACATGGAACGCCAAAGCAGCAGAAGAGGCAATACGTCTCCTGCGGGCGGGTCATGACCCCGAGCGGGTGCGGCAGCTCACGGGGACGTCATTGTTCCCTGATAAACAACTGCGGCAGGAGATAACTGACCACGACGCTATTCTGTTGAGTAGCCTCCGGCCTGATATTAAGACCCCCTACGCAGGCTCCCCGCTGGGTAGCATCCTACACCACCCTGGGCTACAAGCAGCGTACCCGGACATGCTCCGCGATACGTCAGCCCGTATAGCTTATGCCCCAACGACATCGGGTGTGTACCAGAACAATAAAATCAAGGTGAACGCCCCGGACCTGTCCAAAGGAATGTCTACCACCCTCCACGAGGTACAGCATAACGTGCAGGACTTGGAGAATTTCGCCAGAGGTGGCTCCCCAGAAGAGTTCAGGACGGCAGCAGAGTGGGTGGCACGAGCTATGGGTAAAGATGCTACGTGGGCGAGGCAAAAAGCCTATCAGGACTACCTCAGAATGGCGGGGGAAGCAGAAGCACGGCTGGTGCAGCAGAGACGGATGCTGACCCCAGAAGAGCGTCGGTACACACCGCTAAATTGGGATATCTCCCCAGAGCAGCAGATCGTCAAATTCTACCGGTAACGTCCAGTGTCTATCCTTGAGTATACCGCCCGCAAACAATTTATACCGTTCCATCAACGGGTAGAGCGGTGGGCCAGTCTCAACACCCATCGGCGGGCGGGGAAGACGGTTGCGCTGATAAATGACATGATTGAGAAGTCATTTATGTGCCCCCACCGTAAGCCTCAGTATGCCTATATTGGTCCGACATTTACTCAGGCGAAGCGTATTGCGTGGGTCTACGCCAAAGACTACACAGAGAAGTATTGGGCCAAGCCCCCGCAGGAGTCTGAACTCAAGATCACGATGAAGAACGAGGCCACTCTGCACATCCTCGGTGCAGATAACGCTGACGCTCTCCGGGGTATGTATCTCGACGGGGCTGTGATGGATGAGTACGCCATGTTCCGCCCATCGGTATTCAGCCAGGTCATACGACCAGCACTGTCTGACCGGAACGGCTGGGGGGTATTTGCTTCCACCCCCCGCGGCAAAAACCTGTTCTACAATACCCAACAACAGGCTGAGAAGGATCCAGCGTGGTACGCCCTGACTCTCAAGGCATCACTATCGGGGATTATCTCCCCACGGGAGTTGGACGAGCTCAGACGGCAGATGGACCCTGAGGAGTTCGCCCAGGAATATGAATGCTCCTTCGACGCGGCGCTCAAAGGCGCCATCTACGCTGCTGAAGTTGACCTTATGTTCCGCGAGCGTAGAGTGGTCCCTATTGGCGATCCCACTCTGTACAACCCCTCGCTGGCCACTAATTTTGTCTTTGACCTAGGCTTTACTGACGCCACTATTCGTATTGGATGGCAGGTGTCCGACGGCAAGATCAAGATCGTAGCGTGTAAGGCCACTACTGGGGTAGACATCTTCCAGCACATCGAGGAACTGCATGAGTTCCCCGGAGAAATTGGAGACGTGTGGCTACCCCACGACGCCAAGGCAAAGAACCTCCAGACCGGCCTGTCCATCGTGGAGCAGTTTCTCAAAGAGGGTATCCGCCCACGTATTGTACCCTCCCATAAGGTGCGGGACGGCATATCGGCAGCGCGGAAGGTGTTCCCTACCGTATTTATTGAAGAGTCAACGACAAGCGATTTGGTTGAGGCGCTCAAGGCGTACCGCAGAGAGTGGAATGACGACCTCGGCATGTTCTCGGATCGCCCCGTCCACGACTGGGCCTCTGACTACGCTGATTGCTTTCGCTACCTCGCCATTGTATGCGAGCCTTCCGCTTCGAGCACCGTACCCGCCAAGTCTGATATTGACCCACATTACGTCAGAAACCTTGACAACCTCTTCCAAGACCACGAGGCCCGTCTAGGTGCCTACAGGAGAATATCATAATGGCCAGCGATTTCAGTACCGAATCTATTGTCGACCCCCAAGCTATGAAGCCCCAGGAACGCTGGGAGGGGGAAATTGCCTCAGCGGAGAAGTCCCAGGAGAAGTTCATCCAGAGGGCACGCCGTGTGACCCGTCGATTCTTGGATGAGCGAGATGCGGTTCAGACCACGGCTAATTGGTTTAACGTGTTCTACGCCAACTGCGTCATTCTGGAAGCAGCGTTGTACGCCCAGCTTCCTAAACCAGCGGTGACTCGACGATTCAAGGACTACCAAGATGATACTGCGCGAGTCGCTGCGCTTATTATTGAACGCTCTATCACTCAGGATCTGGACGACCCCAGGGACACGTTCGATTCCACGATGCGGCAGTGCGTACAGGACCGCTTGGTTCCAGGGCTTTCCATGGCGTGGCTCCGACTGGAGACGGATACCGAGGACATCACTGAGGTCACCGACATCTCCCCCGAACCTGACATGGAGACAGAAGAGACTGATGAAGTCCCCCAACGGATAACCGACCAACGGGTTGTCGTTGACTACATCTTTTGGGAAGACTTCCTGTGGTCCCCTTGTCGAGTCTGGGACGAGCGTCGGTGGATCGCACGTAAAGTGTACATGTCCGAGGCGGAACTGATTGAGCGGTTTGGGGAGGAAAAGGGCAAGCGTGTCCCCCTCAAGAATCATTCTCGGTCGCTCCAGGACAACGTACAATCCTCTACCCCCAAAGAGGATATTCTCAAGAAGGCCACCATCTATGAGATTTGGGAGCGGGGGACGCGCAAAGTATTCTGGTTCGCCAAGGGGATGGACTCCATTTTAGACGAAGTGGATGACCCCCTCCAACTTGTTGGATTTGAACCCTGCCCGCGCCCGATGCTGGCCAATATCTCGACCAGCGATATGACCCCCCGTCCTGATTACTTCATGATTCAGGATCAGTATCAGGAGTTGGACCAGGTCAATAACCGCATTTCTATGCTCGTTAAGGCATGCAAAGTTGTTGGTGTATACGACAAGTCTGCCATCGGCGTCCAGCGTATGATGCAGGAGGGGGTAGATAATACCCTGATCCCCGTCGATAACTGGGCTATGTTCGCTGAGAAGAACGGCCTCAAAGGTCAGATCGACTGGATGCCTCTTGATCAGATCATTAAGGCGCTTGAGCAGCTCAATCGTTCGCGGGAAGCTATCAAAGTACAAATTTATGAACTCACGGGTATCGCGGACATCGTGCGGGGGGCTTCCAAAGCGTCTGAAACCCTTGGCGCCCAGGAGATCAAGGCCCAATTTGCTGGGGTTCGTATTCAAAAGCTCCAGAACGAAGTTGCGCGCTTCGCTGGTGACATTCTTCGTATTAAGGCTGAGATCCAAGTCAAGCATTTTGACCCGGAAATACTCATCCGCAAGTCGAATATCTTGGCAACCGGCAACGATGAATACGTCGCGCCTGCTATGCAGATGCTCGCGACAGACGAAGGATTCGAGTGGCGAATCCAGGTTACGGCAGATTCCATTGCCCAGGCTGACTACCAGCTTGAGAAGAAAGACCGCATCGAGTTTATGACCTCGGTGACTGGCTTCCTTGAATCCGCCGGTCAGATCGTAGCCGCTGAGCCACAGATGGCTCCCCTATTCATGTCCATGCTGAAGTGGTCGATGGCCGGGTTCCGCAACGCTAGCGAAATCGAGGGGATGATTGACAAGGAACTCGACGCCATCATGCAGAAGGCTAAAGAACCTCAGCCCCCACCACCGCCATCGCCTGAAGAGCAGAAGGCTAAGTTGGAGATGGAGACTGCCCAGCAGAAGGCCCAGCTTGACACCCAGAAGGCTCAGCAGGACATGGCTCTCAAGGAGAAACTGGGTGAGATGCAAATTCAAATGAAGCAGATGGAGCTTCAGATGAAGGAGCAGGAGATGATGCTAGAGCTTCAGATGAAACGAATGGAGCTTGCCATGGATCAGCAGAAGGCTAACATGGACATGAATCTGACTCGGGAGAAGATGGCTCTTGATTTGGAGGGTGCTCAACAAGCCCAAGAAATACAGAGCGCCCAGCATCAGCAGTCTTTGGACTTCTCCGAACAAGACCACGAGGTTAAGTTGAAACAGGCAAAACAGCAGGCGGCTGCTAAACCAAAGGAATCCTCAAATGGCAAGAAGTAGGTGGATCTACAAGGACGACGGAACGGTCGTCAACGCCAACGACGGTACAGCTACCCGTCGGGGTGTGACTATAATGCCTGACTTGCCTGATTTCGTCAGTCCCATCGACGGTAAGTGGTACAGCGGCAGAACAGGACTGCGAGAGCACTGCGCTCTGCATAACGTGGTCCCTACCGCTGACCTTGCGGGGCTGCCCCCAAAGCCTACTCACTGGGAGTCCACCCCCTCCCGGCGCGAAGTGGAAGAGCGCAAAATGAATATTGCGCGTATCATTAACTCCTATGAAAGCTAATCATGCCCACCACCCCAGAGCTTGTTGAGATCGAACCCCAAGAAGACATGAGGTCAGCTATCGAGGCCGCGTTTGAGGCCCACGAAGAACCCAAGGAAGTCGTCAAGGAAGCGCCCAAAGAAGCCCCCAAGGAAGAGCCCAATGAAGTCGTCAAGGAAGAACCCAAGGCGGTTGAAGAAGTTGAGGAAGAAAAACCCCCGGTTGATCCTGCGCTAGACCGCGCCCCTCAGTCTTGGCGCCCTGCGGAAAAAGCCAAATGGTCTCAACTTGATCCAGACATTCGTCAGGAAGTTCTCCGTCGTGAGAAAGAGATTACAAAAGCGTTAGATTCCAGCGCGCAGGCTCGTCAGGTAGCCTCTAGCTTCCATGAGGCTATCCGCCCATTTGAATCGCGTCTACAGGCGCTCAAAGCTGATCCAGTCGTGGCGGTACGGGAATTGCTCAGGGCAGATTACATTTTGTCGTCGGCCCCCAAAGTCCAACGCGCCCAGCTTATGGCTAAGTTGATCAGTGACTACGACATCGACCTCCAAACGCTGGATAGTGTCCTGTCTGGGCAGGCTCTGAAGCCTGAAGATGAGGTAGCATCCAAAGTAGATCAATTGCTCCAAGAGCGCCTGCAGCCCTTCCAGCAATTTATGGCCCAGCAGGAGCAGGCGCGACGTCATAACGACGCTGTCGAGACAACGAAGGTACAGGAAACTATCGCCAATATGGAGGCGGATACCGTCAAGTACCCACACTTCGCTGATGTCAAAGAGGATATGGCGGATCTCATCGAAATTAATTCTCGCCGGGGGGTTTACTTGCCTCTAGAACAAGCCTATAATCGGGCTATCGCGGCAAACCCTGAGATTAGCCAGTTGGTCAACCAACAACGGGTAAACGAGACGATGAAGCAGCAAGCAGCAGAGGCGAATGCCAAAGCTCAGCGGGCGCTCAAAGCCTCCAAATCTGTAGTTGGTACCCCTGCACTGGGCAGTCTCAAGGTTGTAGACGCGAATGATCGGAGAGCCACCATCGCGGCGGCGTTTGACGAACTGGCCGGAAGATAGCCAATCATCGTCTTACCCGTTGACCAAGGTCAGGTAAACCGGGTCAAAGTAAAATCTTGATTCAACCTTTCTTTGGAGTATATTATGAGCTTTCCGGGTAACGCAGGCGCATTGAGCGACATCATCGCCACGACCATTCAATCTCGTACCGGCAAAATTGCTGACAACGTCACTTCTAACAACGCCTTGCTGTCGCGTCTGAAACAACGCGGCAACATCAAGACGTTCTCTGGTGGTAACACCATCTTGCAGGAACTCAGCTTCGCGTCCAACGGCAACGCCGGTTGGTACAGCGGGTACGAGACTCTGCCGATTGCCGCGCAGGACGTCATCAGCGCCGCCGAGTACGTCATCAAGCAAGCTGCTTGCCCGGTGACCATCAGCGGCCTTGAGCAGCTGCAGAACGCCGGCAAAGAACAGATCATTGATCTGCTCGACGCCCGCATGAACGTGGCCGAATCGTCCATGGCGAACCTGATCGCCTCGGGCCTGTACAGTGACGGCACGGGCGCTGGCGGTAAGCAGATCGATGGTCTGTTGAAGCAAGTTGCCAAGACTCCGACCAACACGGTTGGCGGTATCGACCGCAGCACCTGGCTGTTTTGGAAGAACCAGGTCAGCTCGGGCACTGCGGCCACGGCGGCCAACATTCAGCAGCTGTTCAACGCTCAGTGGGCAAAGCAGGTGCGCGGCAATGACCGCCCTGACCTGATCATCGTCGACAACGGCTACTGGTCGCTCTACATGCAGTCCCTGCAGGCCATCCAGCGTTTCACTGGCACTGAAGACGCCAAGCTCGGCTTCGTGACCATCAAGTACATGGACGCGGACGTGGTGCTGGACGGCGGTATGCAGATCAACTGGACCTCGACCGGTGCCGCAGGCACTACGGGCTCAGCCCCTGCGAACGGGGCGTACTTCCTCAACACGAAGTACCTGCACTATCGTCCGCACGCCCAGCGCAACATGGTGCCTCTGAGCCCCGGACAGCGCTACAGCGTGAACCAGGACGCTGCTGTGCAGATTCTGGCGTGGGCGGGCAACCTGACCTCGTCGGGCCTGCAGTTCCAGGGTGTGCTGTCCAACAGCTGATCGCCGGAGGGTGAGGCCCCCTGGTTCTGGGGGTTCCTGGGGTTCGCGAAGGGGGCCTCACCCAATGGTCTTGAAACTAACAGGAGCGTGCCATGAGTCAAGGAAATGCATGCGCGGCCATCGGCCTCGCCAATACCAGCAAAATCCCCATGATCGGGGGTTATCTGCAAGACACGACTGTTCCCGGCCCTACCGCAGACGGTCCGTACATCGGGATCAACTCGATAACGCAATGGACCTACAACCCGGTGCAGGAGGACTTTGCAGCCACTAACGGGTTTACTGTCCCCGCCACTTCGGGTGCAGCGGCGGGTAAAGTTGGGCGTCTGGTTTCTACGGGCGCCTCCCCCATGACGGTCGCGGCAGACGGGCTTTGCTCTGTCTCAGCAGCGGGTGTAGTCACGGCCACAGCCACGACGGGTCTCTACAAGACCTATATCGCACCGGCGGCTGTGGTTCCTGCAGGCGCGTTCCTCTGGGTCTTCTTGGTCTGAGAGGTGAACGATGAGCTTGCCACTGACTGACGCCAATGGGGTTGTCCAAGCAACAACCAGCGGAGCGCCCGTATCCTGGAACGCAGGGCTCGGGTACGACGTGGAGGGCAACCTTTGCGTCACGTCAGTAGCAAGCCCCGCCGACAGCTACTCCGGCGGGCGTCGAGTCAGCGCAGAGGGTAAGCTTGTTATCAGTCAGTCCACCCCGGACGGCAAGCCGTGGAATTACAACGCCGGCTGGCCGATGGACAAGAACACCGGCGCCATCATCACCCAGTCGGGCACGCCCGACCCGTCTGAGCCTCGCATTGCGGGCGTTGCCGTAGGCCCTCTGGGTGGGGTCTACATGACCGAAGGTGGGTTCACGTGGACGCCTGAACAGCTGTATCTGCTCGGCCAAGTCGGCGCATGGTACGACCCCAGCGACCTCTCCACCATGTTCACCGATGCCGCAGGCACGACGCCTGTGACTGGTGATGGCGATCCTGTGGGGCTTATTCTGGACAAGTCTGGAAATGGCTACCACGCATCGCAAGCGACAAGCACAGCCCGGCCCCTGTTTCAGATTGACGGGTCTGGTAAGCATTACCTCGCGTTCGACGGCGTCGACGATTACCTGTCAACCGCAGCGATTGACCTGACGGGGACGGACAAGGTGACGGTGTTCAGTGGATCGCGGGTGCTGTCTTCTAATTTAGCCGTCTTTTACGAAACCAACACAAACGCACTTTCCGGCGGCGCGTTTTACGCTACCTCGAATGAACAAGTTACCAATATCGGAACGTTTTTAGTCAGCGGAACCGGCGGCGGAGGCGTAAAGACACTGACCGGACAACCGGCGCATGCTGTTACAACAGCCCAATTCAGCTCAGTGTTTACCACTGCTATCGATGCCGCAGCAGCCAATGTCAATGGCGTAGCGCAGTCGATGGGCGTTTTCTACTTAGACTCCAGTACCGGCAATTTTGGAAACTGGCCGCTTCACATCGGCGCTAGATCAGGCGCCGACCACCCATTCA